AGCCAACTTTATGTCTCAGTGGTCCCCGGGATAACCGACTCAGGTTCTCCCCTCACGTCGATCTTCAATTCCTTTGGCAGGATTTCAGCCGCTCTCAAGATCGGCTCAATCCCCTTTGTAAATGGAGACGACTGTGTCGAGTTCTATCCTGGTCCTGAAGATCAGATGAAAAGAGACTACTTTGCACATGGCTACACAGTCAGGAACGTTGAACCTTGCACACCTGACCAATTTTCTTTCTGTTCCTTCCAGTATGACTACACTGATGGCACTTCAGACTACATTTATCAGAATGTCGTCAAGCACGCGATTGCACAGGCCATCAAAGGCGTCCACTCGGATGGAATTCTCGCCAGCCTGTCCACCTTGCATTCCTCTCCTAGTGATGAGGCATATGACGTGGTTCAGGTTGTCGCGAGAGCCCTCACCCACCACACTATGTCCAAGTCCGACTACGCATCCCTCTGGATCGACCCAGTCGGTCCAGTTGTTTATGAGTGAGACCCATTCACATGTACGTGGCGTTGGGTATTGCGACGTCGCCACGTATGCGTAGCGTACGGGCCATGGCTAACAAGTCACGGAAGAACAAGAAACAGAAACGTGGTTCCAGGCCTCCCCCTGGAATTCGTACCATACAAGGAAGGGGAGGATACTCTATTGGCGACCTTGGAAAGAAGCTCGACGGACTTATGAAGAAGATTCCGAAGGGCACCTTTCAAAAGGTCGGCCAGGAGTTCGGCGGGCCTCTTGGAGGCCTGCTAGGCAGCGCAGTTTCCAGGATTTCTGGCTACGGTGATTACTATGTCAAGAAGAACACTCTTGGTATGGCCACCAAAGCCGGTCTTGACTCCGAAAACATACCTATGTTCAAAGGAGGACCCCATGGGACAGTCATTACTCATCGCGAATTCGTAAGGAACATCACTGTACCGGCTTCACCAACCGCTTTCAGCAATTTTCCCGAGCGTCTCGCTATTGACAATGGCAATTTGTTTCCCTGGTTGTCGAAACTTTCTCAGCGCTACCAGAGGTACAAAGTTCGAGGCATGGTGTTTCAATACAAATCCACGTCGACTGACTTTAACAACAGCGGTACAATCGCTATATCTACCAACTACAATGTGGTTGAGCAGCCCTATCAGCGAATTACCGAAGTTCTCAACAGTCAGTTTGGCATGTCATCCAAGCCTTCTGAGTGCTTTCTTGCACCTATCGAGTGCGACCCGAAAAGTCATCCTGACGGATATTACATCAGGCATGAGAATGCCATCAATCAGGTGACTGACCTTAGGATGAGTTCCATCGGTACAATCAACATTGCAACCGAAGGACTGTC